AGGCTGATTCGATGTGTTTGCGGGAAAAAAATCGGCCCAGATCCGCGAAATTTTAATCAGCGAGTCAGCTTGGGAAGAAATGACCTGCTTATTCGCACCTTCCCTAAGAAAGTCTTTCAGCTGTGAGCCTGGGCAAACCGTTAACTTTCGGCGGCTTTGCCGTGCGACAGGCTCACGTCTAAAAGGAAAATCAAATGCAGGTCACTATTGATGGTGTCCCGTTTGTGCCTGCCTGCGCTTCAGCGTCACGGATTGGCATTGCCATAACTACCCATAACCGGCCAGACGTTTTAAAGCGTGCCATTGAGCAGCACATGAAATATCTGCCCGCCGGGGCGCTGGTGGTGGTTATCGACGACGGCTCTAAACCTGCCGCAGTCGTACCTGACGGCGTGCAGTTGCGTCGCCATCAAACATCACTTGGCATTGTTGCTTCGAAGAACGTCAGCTTAACCGCGCTGATAGACGCCGGATGTGAGCATCTTTTCCTTTGGGACGATGACGCCTGGCCCATCGCTGATAACTGGCACTTGCCATACATCGAATCACCCGAACCGCACCTTGCTTACCAGTTTCTCGATCTGGCAGGAACCAATAAGCTGAAGGATATGGCGGTCCTGTACCGGGATGATAAGCACATCGCTTACACCGGGCAGCGCGGCGTGATGCTGTATTACCACCGCAGCGCCATTGAGAAGGTGGGCGGATTCGACCCGGTTTATGGTCGCGGCATGTACGAGCACAGCGACCTCGCCCTGCGGATTCATAACGCTGGCCTCACGACGTGGGCTTACGCTGATATCGTCGGTTCAGAAAAGCTAATTCATTCTCTTGATGAGCATGAGGCTGTGGAGCGTTCGGTACCGAAGCCAGACCGACAGTCGCTGGTGGAGCGTAACGTTAAAATCCACAACGAACGGCGTGATGCCGGGTTTACCGGTTACGTTGAATATCGGCGTCAGCGCGACGTGGTTATCACTACGTTACTGACAAGCCAGCCTGACCCTCAGCGCGGCACGAAAATGACGGCCTCACCTGACATGCTGACCAAGTGGGCGGCCTCGCTTCGGAATTGTGGACGTATTGCGCTGGTGGATGAATTACTGACGGCCCCGGCAGATGTTGAGCTGTATCTCGTACCTGACGTGAAGATGAATGTCTACTTTCGTCGCTGGCTGCACATCTGGCAGCACCTGCGAGATCACCCTGAATACCGGTTCGTCTGGTGTACTGATGGTACCGATGTCGAAATGCTTCGCGCGCCGTGGGAAGAAATGGAACCCGGGAAGGTGTATGTCGGTTCTGAACCGAAGACCTACGCCGACACCTGGGCAAAGCAGAATCATCCGGAGCGCATCTATCAGGAGTTTATTGAAGAACACCGCAACGATGTGATGCTTAACGCTGGGCTGCTGGGTGGTACTCGCGCTGATGTAATGGCGTTCGCCCACGGCATCATCCGTCTTTACTACCGGATCGAGAGTTATCGTTTCTGGAAGAAAGAACAGGCTGGCGCTGCGGTGGGGGATATGATCGCTTTTGGCATTGTCGCTAAGTCTTTTGGCGATCGAATTGTCACCGGCCCCCGCATCCACACAGTTTTTAAGACTGATGGTGTCGGTAGAGAGTGTGCGTGGTTTCGCCATAAATAGTTTGAAAAATAAATCAAGGTCGCTTCGGCGGCCTTTTTTATTGGTTGCGAGATATGCACATGACTAAAAAATGTTCCGTGAATGACTGCGATAATAGTTCTGAAAAAAGAGGGATGTGCGGAAAGCACTATTTCAGATGGCGGAAATACGGTGATCCGTTGGTTGTGAGGAACACAGTTTATAGCTCGCCACAGGAAGCAATTAAGGCCAGGACAAAGATTGAAGGCGAATGCCAGGTATGGACCGGAGCAAAGTTAAAAACAGGTTACGGCAGCATACGAACTGGCGGTAAGGCATTACGTGTGCATCGCTTTGTTTGGGAATCCGTGAACGGTCCTGTTCCTGATGGTATGGATGTCGATCATATTTGTCGCAACAGGCTCTGCTGCAATATCAATCACCTCAGGTTGGCCAGCAGAAGCGAGAACAATCAGAACCTCGGCGGCGCTAAGAAAAATAGTAAAACCGGAGTACTCGGGGTTACTTATCTGAATCGCGGCAACAGGCGCTGGCTCGCGCAAGTTAAGCTCAATGGCAAGTTTGTTCTAAGGAAAACATTCGTGTCACTTGAAGAAGCCAGGGACGCAGCTGTCGCTGCCAGACTTGAGCACTTCACACACAATGAGGCTGACAGATGTTGATCGCTATCGTGGCCCACCACTCTCGCCGAGACATGGCTAATGACTTAGCGAGTAAGCTTGAGGCTGACAGTATCTTCATGGATGAACATAGCGCTGGTGCAAATGCAAACCATCTTCGCGCTCTAAGTTGGGCCGCTGAACAGTCAGATAGGGTGATTATCATCGAAGAGGATGCATTACCCGTTGATGGTTTTCGTGATAAGGCTCAGGACTGGCTGGCTCGTTTTCCTGACGACATGCTGAGCTTTTATCTCGGTACTGGCCGACCGCCGCAGTATCAGAAAGAGATTGCCGGAATGCTGGTGGATGCGGATCGCGTCTGTGGTGACCACATCGTATTAAGCAAACTGATTCACGGCGTATGTTACAGCCCTCCTCAGGGCAGGCTGGGGCGTATGCTCAGCACCTGGAATAAAACGCTGGCAGCTGATTACGCCGTCGGTGAGGCATTCGGTGGCCGGGTGATTTATCCGTGTTACTCGCTGGTGGATCACGCTGACCTCCCGACGGTTGAGCGTCACCCTGACAACGAGCCGAGGACAGAACGCCGCCGCGCATGGAGGCTGGCATAAGCTGTTGTTTATCCCATCCTTCCTCACTTTGAGCACTGTCACGCATGGAGACTGGCATGAACAAAGAGCCCCGCGTATATGGCAGCCGATGGGAAAAGGCCCGTCTGCGTTTCCTGCAGCAGCACCCACTATGTGTGATGTGCGAGCAGCAGGGGCGCATAACCCCAGCAACGGTGGTTGACCATATCGAACCCCACAAACTCAAAGATGCGCTTAAGTCAGGTAACCCGCTGGCCATATCGAAAGCACAGCACCTGTTCTGGAGTAAAGAGAACTGGCAGCCACTGTGCAAAGCGCATCATGACTCAACGAAACAGAGAATGGAGAAGAGCGGCACGGTAATAGGCTGTGATGCCAATGGCTACCCGCTCGATCCTGCGTCTCACTGGAGCACGTAATGAAAGACCTCAGCATTGAATACCGCAATGGAAAATTCGTTCGTCTGGTGATTGATGGCGTGGAGATGAAGAACGTGACATCCATTCAGTTCTCGCACGCTGTAGGGCAGGAGGTGCCGACAGTGACCGTCTCAGGGCATGTTGTCTCCGGGCGTGGGAAAGGCACTCAGAAACTCGAACAGGTAGACAAACATTCGGCATAGCGCGGCGGCGGCAAGTCGATTACCAATTATGTGAAATCATTTCAAATGCAACGATGTCAAATGGGAATGAATCGCATCATGGCAGGGGGGGGATCAAATCTTCAAAACCTTTGCCCCAAATGACCGCCGCCAAAGTTTGATTTTAACGCTAACCCGATTTTTTTAGTTTTAAGGTGTTGACATATGGCAGATAAACGAACCCGTTCCGACAGTTCGGCGGCAGCGGTTCAGGCCATGAAAAATGCAGCAGTGGACACCATCGATCCTCCGTCCCATGCAGGTTTGGAAAAAAAAGCCGAACCATTCTGGCATGACAATATCAGATCGAAAGCTCTGGACAGCTGGACGCCAGCCGACCTTCTGGCCGCTGCAGAACTGGCAAATAACCAGCTCTATCTCACCGTTTTACGCAGAGATTTGCGAAAAGAAGAACGCGCGCGCGGTGAAGCGAGAAATGAGGCGCTGATTAAAAACCTCCGCAAACAAATTCCTGATTTGCAGCGAACTATCCTGGCTCAGCGCCGTGACCTGCAGATCCATTCCCACGCAACCAACGGTGAAAGCCGCGACCAGAAGAAACGCAATCAGAATGATCGTGATGCACGAAATACCAAAACCGAGCATCAGGACCAGGACGACAACCTGATCGCCTTTCCCAAGCACGGATAAAAGACTATGACGCGAGGTGAGCGTGTAATAGCGTTCATTGAGCGCTTTTGCATCGTGCCGGAAGGCAAGCTTATCGGCCAGCCTATGCGGTTGGACCCCTTTCAGAAAGATTTCATTTTGGCGGTTTACGACAATCCAGCCGGAACGGATATGGCGATCCTCAGTATCGCCCGAAAAAACGGTAAAACAGGCTTAATCGCTGGAATCCTCCTGGCTCACCTGGTGGGGCCTGAAGCGGTCCAGAACACGCAGATTGTCAGCGGTGCACTTAGCCGGGAACAGGCGGCCATCGTTTTTAACCTCGCGGTGAAGATGGTCAACCTGAACCCTAAGCTGCAGGAGATTGTTCACATTACGCCAAGCGGCAAAAAGCTGATTGGTTTGCCGTGTAACGTCGAATACAAGGCTTTATCCGCAGAAGGTAAGACGACGCACGGCCTTTCCCCCATTCTGGCCATTCTTGATGAAACCGGGCAGGTAAGGGGGCCGCAGGATGATTTTATCGATGCAATAACTACCGCGCAGGGGGCGCATGAGAACCCGCTGCTGGTTGTTATCAGTACGCAGGCAGCAAATGACGCCGACCTGCTGAGCATCTGGATTGATGATGCAGTCAAATCGAAAGACCCGCACATCGTGTGCCACGTTTATGAAGCGCCAAAAGACGCTGATATCAGTAAACGCGAGTCCTGGCTGGCCGCGAACCCGGCGCTGGGCACATTCAGGTCAGAAAAAGACATGGCGCGCCAGGCTGAGAAAGCTGGCCGAATGCCAAGCTTCGAAAACACCTTCCGAAACCTCAACCTCAATCAGCGCGTTTCTACCGTATCGCCGTTTATTTCCCGCAGCGTGTGGGAGCTTTGCGGAGAGATGCCGATTAACACCCCGAGGAAGTGGTACGCGGGGCTGGATCTGTCAGCCAGGAACGACTTAACGGCGCTGGTTATAGCTGGTGAAGCAGATGATGGTGTCTGGGATGTTTTCCCCTTCTTCTGGACACCGCAAAAGACTCTTGAAGAGCGAACCAAAACGGACCGCGCACCCTATGACGTTTGGGTGAGGGAGGGGCTGCTGCGCACCACGCCAGGCGCTTCGGTGGATTACTCATTCGTCGTTGCGGATATCGCTGAAATTATCGGTGATTTCGACCTTACCTCGATGGCTTTTGACCGTTGGCGCATTGACCAGTTCAGGAAGGATGCCGATGCCATTGGGCTGAACCTCCCGCTGGTCGAGTTCGGACAGGGCTTTAAGGATATGGGTCCAGCTGTAGACACGCTGGAGTCTCTGATGCTTAACGGGCGTGTGAGGCATGGCATGCACCCCGTATTAACGATGTGTGCTGTGAATGCGGTGGTGGTGAAAGATGCTGCTGGTAACCGCAAGCTCGATAAATCCAAAGCAACGGGCCGTATTGATGGCATGGTCGCAATGACAATGTCCGTTGGTGCTGCTAATGGGGAAGTTACCGAACAGGGTGGTGACTTCGACGACTTCATTTTCCGACCGCTGAGCATGTGATGGAAGAACCTAAATACACGATTGACCTGCGAACCAATAACGGCTGGTGGGCAAGGCTGCAGTCCTGGTTTGTCGGCGGGCGTTTAGTCACCCCAAATCAGGGCTCACAAACGGGGCCCGTTTCGGCCCACGGACACCTGGGCGATTCATCCATTAACGATGAACGGATACTGCAAATTTCGACGGTGTGGCGCTGCGTGAGCCTGATTTCAACGCTCACGGCATGCTTACCGCTTGATGTCTTCGAAACCGACCAGAATGACAACCGCAAAAAAGTGGGTTTGAGCAATCCACTGGCGCGACTGCTGCGCTACTCACCGAATCAGTACATGACCGCCCAGGAATTCAGGGAGGCCATGACGATGCAGCTCTGTTTCTTCGGTAACGCGTATGCACTGATTGACCGCAACAGCGCGGGTGACGTGATCAGCCTTCTCCCGCTTCAGTCGGCCAGTATGGATGTGAAACTTGTCGGAAAAAAAGTGGTTTATCGCTATCAGCGCGACAGCGAATACGCCGACTTTTCGCAGAAAGAGATTTTTCACCTTAAAGGCTTCGGCTTTACCGGGCTTGTCGGCCTGTCACCCATCGCTTTTGCCTGTAAATCGGCAGGCGTGGCGGTGGCGATGGAGGATCAGCAACGAGATTTCTTTGCCAATGGCGCCAAATCGCCTCAACTCCTCATGACCGGTGACAAAGTTCTCACAGAGCCGCAGAGAAACCAGATTGAAGAGAACTTTAAAGAGATCGCTGGCGGTCCGGTAAAAAAACGCCTCTGGATTCTGGAAGCGGGGTTTACAACTTCACCAATTGGCGTAACGCCACAGGATGCCGAAATGATGGCGTCCCGAAAATTTCAGGTAAGTGAACTGGCGCGATTCTTTGGCGTACCGCCTCACCTTGTCGGCGACGTCGAGAAATCAACGAGCTGGGGATCGGGCATCGAGCAGCAGAATCTCGGCTTCCTGCAGTACACACTGCAGCCCTATATCTCCCGGTGGGAAAACAGTATTCAGCGGTGGCTTATTCCTGCTAAGGATGTTGGCCGCATTCATGCTGAGCACAATCTCGACGGCCTGCTGAGGGGCGATTCGGCATCCCGCGCAGCCTTTATGAAGGCAATGGGAGAGGCAGGGCTACGCACCATCAATGAGATGCGCCGAACGGACAACCTCCCGCCATTGCCGGGTGGCGATGTGGCAATGCGCCAGTCGCAGTACGTGCCGATCACCGACTTAGGAACCAACAATGAGCCCCGTAATAACGGGGCTTAATTTTTATGGGGGCCGTAATGCCTGAAATCGTAAAAACGCTGTCTTTCGACGAGACAGAAATCAAATTCACCGGTGACGGGAAGCAGGGGATTTTTGAAGGCTACGCCTCTGTTTTTAATAACACCGATTCCGATGGCGACATCATTCTGCCCGGGGCATTTAAAAATGCACTGGCTAACCAGACCCGCAAAGTGGCGATGTTTTTCAACCACAAGACGTGGGAGCTGCCGGTTGGTAAATGGGACAGCCTGGCCGAAGACGAAAAAGGTCTGTATGTGCGTGGTCAACTCACGCCAGGGCACAGCGGCGCCACCGACCTGAAAGCGGCAATGCAGCACGGTACCGTTGAGGGGATGTCGGTTGGTTTTTCAGTTGCGAAAGACGATTACAACATCACTACCACCGGCCGCATTTTTAAGAATATTCAGGCCCTGCGTGAAATCAGCGTTTGTACCTTCCCGGCCAACGAACAGGCTGGCATTTCAGCCATGAAAAGTGTCGATGGCATTGAAACGATCCGTGATGTGGAGAACTGGCTGAGGGATTCAGTCGGGCTCACCAAATCACAGGCAGTTGGGCTAATAGCCCGGTTTAAGTCAGCGATTCGGAGCGAGTCCGAGGGCGACGGAAACGAAGCACAAATCAAAGCTCTGCTTCAGAGCATCAAATCTTTCCCTTCTAATTTAGGTAATTAATTATGTCTGAACTCGCTCTCATTCAAAAAGCTATCGAAGAGTCACAGCAGAAAATGTCCCAGCTTTTCGATGCGCAGAAAGCAGAAATCGAAAGCACTGGCCAGGTTTCTAAGCAGCTGCAGTCCGACCTTGCGAAAGTACAGGAAGAACTGACCAAATCCGGCACTCGCCTCTTCGATCTTGAGCAGAAACTGGCCTCCGGTGCCGAAAATCCGGGTGAGAAGAAATCCTTCTCCGAACGCGCTGCCGAAGAGCTGCAGAAGTCCTGGAACGGCAGCAAAGGCAGCTTCGACGCGAAAACCTTTAACAAGTCGCTGGGCAGTGATTCTGATTCTGCAGGCAGCCTGATCCAGCCGATGCAGGTTCCAGGCATCATCATGCCGGGCCTGCGCCGTCTGACCATTCGTGATCTGCTGGCGCAGGGCCGCATTTCCAGTAACTCCCTGGAATACGTCCGTGAAGAGGTGTTTACCAATAACGCCGATGTGGTGGCGGAGAAAGCGCTGAAACCTGAATCGGATATTACCTTCAGCAAACAGACCGCGAACGTGAAGACCATCGCCCACTGGGTGCAGGCGTCACGTCAGGTTATGGACGATGCGCCAATGCTGCAGTCATACGTCAATAACCGCCTCATGTACGGTCTGGCGCTGAAGGAAGAAGGCCAGCTGCTGAACGGCGACGGTACCGGGGATAACCTGGAAGGTCTGAACAAAGTGGCTACCGCCTACGACACTTCGCTGAATGCCACTGGCGACACCCGCGCTGACATTATCGCTCACGCTATTTACCAGGTGACAGAGTCTGAGTTTAGCGCTTCCGGGATCGTCCTGAACCCGCGCGACTGGCACAACATTGCGCTGCTGAAAGACAACGAAGGCCGCTATATCTTCGGTGGTCCTCAGGCGTTTACCAGCAACATCATGTGGGGCCTGCCAGTGGTTCCGACTAAGGCGCAGGCCGCCGGTACCTTTACGGTTGGCGGTTTCGATATGGCCTCTCAGGTTTGGGATCGCATGGATGCCACCGTTGAAGTCAGCCGTGAAGACCGCGATAACTTCGTGAAAAATATGCTGACCATCCTGTGCGAAGAGCGCCTGGCGCTGGCGCACTATCGCCCGACGGCAATCATCAAGGGCAGTTTCTCTTCTGGCTCATGATGGAGGGGGCGGGGTGACCCGCCCTTTTAACTTATGGCGATAGATGTTCTGGATGTAATTGGCCTCCGCCTGTTTAAGCAGCAGATTGAATTTGAGGAAGACGACAGGGACGAGCTGATCACCCTGTACGCTCAGGCAGCTTTTGACTACTGCATACGCTGGTGCGATGAACCAGCATGGAAAGTTGCAGCTGATATTCCTGCAGCCGTTAAGGGCGCCGTTCTCCTTGTCTTTGCTGACATGTTTGAACACCGCACCGCGCAAAGCGAAATACAGCTATATGAGAACGCTGCAGCAGAACGCATGATGTTCATCCATCGCAACTGGCGCGGAAAATCTGAACCTGAGGAGGGCTCCTGATGGAACCTGGACGATTCAGGCACCGGGTAAAAATTCTCACCTTCACGACTTCGCGCGATCCATCTGGTCAGCCGGTTGAATCGTGGACTGGTGGCAACCCGGTCCCGGCTGAGGTAAAGGGGATCAGCGGCAGAGAGCAGCTTTCAGGCGGCGCGGAAACGGCGCAGGCAACCATTCGCGTCTGGATGCGCTTCAGGTCAGAGCTGAATGCATCTTCTCGTCTGGAAGTGCTCAGCGGCCCGTATAAAGGTCAGGTGCTAAATATCATCGGTCCTCCTGTAGCAAATGCGACCGGCACTCGCCTGGAAATTCTTTGCAAAACGGGAGCTGAAAAATGATTGAGACGAGCCTCGATTTTTCCGGGTTAAATGACATCGCAAAGGATCTGGAGGCGCTTAGCCGCGCTGAAAACAACAAGGTTCTGCGTGATGCCACGCGCGCTGGCGCCGAAGTGCTTAAGGAAGAAGTGATCGCCCGCGCTCCGGTGCGTACCGGGAAACTGAAAAAAAACGTGGTGGTGGTTACCCAAAAAAGCCGCCGCCGCGGGGAAATTTCTTCCGGCGTCCATATTCGTGGCGTTAACCCGCGCACCGGCAACAGCGATAATACGATGAAGGCGAATAACCCGAGAAACGCCTTTTACTGGCGATTCGTTGAGCTGGGCACCGCGAACATGCCTGCACATCCGTTTGTGCGACCCGCTTACGATACTCGCGAGGAAGAGGCCGCCAGCGTCGCCATTGCCAGGATGAATCAGGCTATTGATGAGGTATTGAGCAAGTGAATGAAGATAATATCTACGCCTTGCTTTCTTCCCTGGCAGAAGGACGGGTATACCCCTATGTTGCGCCATTAGGTAGTGACGGGAAACCGTCTGTCTCTCCACCCTGGATTATCTTTTCCATCGTCGATGATGTTTCCGCTGACGTACTGTGTGGCCAGGCAGAGAGCAGGGTTTCCGTTCAGGTCGATGTGTATTCCACTTCGATCGCTGAATCACGATCCCTGAGAGATTTGGTGCTCGCTTCGCTTGAGCCGTTAACCCCTACAGAGGTGGTAAAAATCCCCGGGTACGAGCCAGATTATCGGCTCTACCGTGTCACCCTGGATTTTAAAGTTACCCCCTGACAATTAATTCACCCAACGAACCCGCCTGATGGCGGGTTTTCTTTTTCCAGGAGACAGCTATGTCTGCACTTTATGAAAAATCGCAGCTGACGAAGATCCTTATTTCCTCCCTGCCAGCCACCAAAGAAACGATGGATTCCGCAACCTTCCTCGATCTGAGTTGCACCATCAAAGAAATTCAGTTCACCGGTGGTCAGAAGCAGGATATCGACGTAACAACACTTTGCTCTACCGAGCAGGAGAACATCAACGGCCTGCCTTCTCCGTCAGAAATCTCTCTGTCCGGCAACTTCTACAAGAATCCGGCGCAGGACGCCTTGCGTGAGGCCTATGACAACGATACGACCTACGCTTTCCAGGTTATCTTCCCGTCCGGCAAGGGCTTTAAGTTCCTGGCTGAAATCCGCCAGCACACCTGGTCTTCAGGTACCAACGGCGTAGTGGCGGCAACGTTCTCCCTGCGCCTGAAAGGTAAGCCTGAAAACATCGAGTCTGGCTCCTGAGAGGTCGCATGAAGAATATTAAAAATCTCGCCCTGGCTAAGATGTCGGGATTTCGTCATAAGACGGTCGCCGTTCCTGAGTGGGAAGGCGTCAAAGTGGTTCTCCGTGAGCCGTCTGGAGAAGCCTGGCTGCGCTGGCAGGAGGTGGTGAAAGCGGGTGCTGATGATGAAAATGTGTCGGTATCGGAAAAGGCACACCGTAATCTTTGCGCTGACGTGGTGCTCTTCATTGACGTCCTGTGCGACACCGATAAGCAACCGGTATTCAGCGTAGACGAAGAAGAGCAGGTGCGTGAAATCTACGGCCCCGTCCATTCACGCCTGCTCAAGCAGGCGCTTGACCTGATCAACAACGCGGACGAAGCGCGGGAAAAGTCTCAACCCCCGGCGTAAAGTTTCTGATGTCGCTTGCGCTCCGGATGGGGCGCACGCTTTCAGAACTACGGCAGAGCATGACTGCAAGCGAGCTTCTGATGTGGATTGAGTTCGACAGGCAAAGTCCGGTTGGCGATATCCGTGGCGACATTCAGGCAGCCCAGCTCGTCTCTGCCATCTACGGTTCGCAGGGGGCAAAAGTACCGCTGGACGATGCGATCCTGCGATGGGGTGGCGATGAGCAATCAGAACCGAAGGACCCGTTTGCAGGGCTTGAGGCGGCACTTACAGCTGCAACTCAGTGACAAATCTAGTACCTGGGTTTAGCATTAGCATGAATAATGCAATCAAGGTGCAAAAATGAAAAAGTTAATTATAGCCGTCATGTGTTTGTTTTTTATCAGCGCGTGTAAGCCTGAGAAAAATGATTTTATTAAAAATGGCGAAAACATCGTCAGAGAGAAATTAAATAACCCAGATGATGCTAAGTTTAACGCTGAATATTTTAAGTATGGTGATAATGCAGCATACGTTTGTGGTGATGTGACTTACAAAAAAAATAATGATGGCACAAGTTATCGTAATAAATTTTACGTCTATGTCGAGATTATCGATGGGAAATTAACAAGTAATGGTTCAGCAGTGGTGATTAAAGAGGACGACAAGGCATTTCTTGAGGTCTATAAGACGCTTTGCAGGTAGGGCAATTTTATTCAATACGAAGCTCGCTGTGTGCGAGCTTTTTTATTTGGTGAAAGCATGGCAACTCTTCGCGAACTGATAATCAAAATCTCTGCTAACTCCCAATCGTTCCAGTCGGAAATTTCCCGCGCCTCACGCATGGGGCAGGATTATTACCGAACCATGCAAAATGGTGGCCGCCAGGCAGCGGCAGCGTCAAGAGAAACTCAGAGGGCTTTAGCTGATTTAACGGGGCAGCTTAATTCTGCAAAGGCGTCTGCTGTTGGTCTTGCTGGGGCATTTGCAGGAGCATATGCCACCGGGCACCTTATTTCTTTGGCTGATGAGTGGAGTTCAGTTAACGCCCGGTTAAAGCAGGCATCAAAATCCTCCGATGACTTCAAAGAGTCACAGCGTGCACTGATGGATATTAGCCAGCGAACCGGAACCGCATTTTCAGATAACGCCAGCCTGTTTGCCCGTTCAGCCGCCTCCATGCGTGAGTATGGCTACAGTTCAGAAGAGGTTCTGAAAGTAACCGAAGCTATATCGACAGGACTTAAGCTGTCAGGCGCAAGCACGTCTGAAGCCAGCTCAGTAATCACACAGTTTAGTCAGGCGTTAGCACAGGGTGTTCTTCGAGGCGAGGAATTTAACTCCGTCAATGAAAACGGTGATCGCGTTATTCGTGCACTGGCATCCGGCATGGGTGTCGCCAGGAAAGACTTAAAGGCTATGGCCGATCAGGGACAACTTACCGCCGATAAAGTTGTTCCGGCTTTAATCAGCCAGCTTGGGGCGTTACAGGATGAATATAGCGCGATGCCACAGACCGTTGCATCAGCAACGACCAAAATTGAAAACGCATTTCTGGCGTGGGTAGGTGGTGCAAATGAAGCCACTGGGGCGACAAGCGCGCTAACCGGGGCATTGAATGCGATTTCAGATAATATCAATACCGTTGCCTCTGCTGCTGGCGTGCTGGCGGCCATCGGAGGTTCAAGATTTATTGGCGGCATGATTGGCGATCTTGGAAGCCAGACGGCGCAGTTGGTTGAAGCGAGGAAAAATGAAATAGCGCTCGCCGCCGCAAGGGCAAGTACAGCCACACAATCACAGCGCAAGGCCGCTGCCGATGCTATTGCTGCTGAGCGGGCTTACCAGCTTGCCCAGTCAGAACTTGTGCTGGCAAAGAATACTAATGCTGAGGCTACTGCCACTCAAAATGCCATATCCAAGCGCCGGGCAATGATTACAGCAAATGCGGCACTGGTACAGTCAAACAGAGCCGTTGCAGCCTCTCAGCAGGCACTAAACTCTGCAACATCAGTGCTGGGGCTTGTAAAAACAGGCGCTACAGGCCTGCTGGGTCTTGTCGGCGGGTTGCCTGGGCTGTTGATGCTGGGGGCCGGTGCCTGGTACACGATGTATCAGAATCAGGAGCAGGCGCGTCGTTCTGCGCAGGAATACGCCACCACGATTGATGAAGTCAGTAAAAAGTCGAAGGCAATGTCTTTGCCTGAAGCTTCAGACAATGCTGAGAAAACTCGCGCAGCATTGAATGAGCAGAACAGGCTGATAGATGAACAAAAGAGCAAGATAGAAAATCTGAAAGAGCAGATAGCTGGTTATCAGTCAGTGATCAGTAATCCCGGTCCAACGACCAGCGGTGGTTTCATGATTAACCACCTGACATCTTTGGATACCGTGACCCGTGGACTGGCTACAGCCACTGAACAGTTATCTGTTGAGCAGGAAAGACTTGCCCAGATGCAGGAGAAATCTGCCTCTATCCAACAGGTTCTTGAAGGTCTTGAGCATCGGCGTGTGACGCTAATTCGGGAGGAGGCGGCGAATCAGAACCGGGCTTATCAATCACTTCTGTTGATGAATGGGCAGCACGATGAACTTAATCGATTACTCGGCCTGGGTAACCAACTCCTTATGGCGCGTCAGGGGCTGGCTAACGTCCCGCTCAGACTTCCTCAGGCCGACCTCGACAAAAAGCAAACCGATGCCCTCGAAAAGAGCCGCCGGGATCTGAAGTTGTCACGCCTGAAGGGTGAGGCCAAAGAGCGCCTGCGTCTGAGTTATGCAGCCGATGACCTGGGGTTAACCAGTGATCCGCAATTCCAGACAGGCCGTCAGGAGTTGATTAATAACGGTCTTGCTGAATGGCGGAATAATGAGGCCAACAAACCTAAGGCGAAGGGCGGTAAAACCGAAGGCGAGAAAACCGAGGATGTATATAAGCGCCTTATCAAGCAGCAAAAAGAGCAGATTGCCCTGCAAGGTCAGAATACTGAACTGGCGAAGGTTAAATATCAGGTCAGCCAGGGCGAACTTGCTTCTCTGACGGAAGCCCAGAAAAAGACGGTATTGCAGAATGCTGCGCTGATTGACCAGGTTAAATTACGTGAGCAACTGCGAAATTACGAAGCCAACCTTGCTGACAGTAACGCCAGCGCCCGCGCAGCCAATGAAGCGCAACTGCTGGGCTACGGGCAGGGCTCCAGGTTCCGTGAAAGACTTCAGGAGCAGTTCAATCTGCGTAAGGAGTTTGAGCAGAAGAATACCGATCTTCTCCGCCAGCGTCAGGCTGGTGAAATCGACGAGACGTTCTATCAGCAGGGGCTGGCACTTAATAAGCGCTACCTCGAAGAGCGCCTGCGCGACCAGGAGGGATATTACGTCGCTTCTGATGCGCAGCGTGACGACTGGATGACGGGCTTGTCTGAGGGGTATGCGAACTGGGTGGACGAAGCTACTGATTATTCTTCCATGGCTGCTGACGGCATGAAGCAGGCCATGGGTGGCGCGGTCACCACGATCACCGACATGCTCAATGGCAACGTTGACAGCTGGAAGGACTGGGGCGTGAGCGTACTGAAGATTATCCAGAACGTTCTGGTCAACATGGCTGTTGCTAATGGCGTCAGCTCAATTGGATCACTGTTCAGTTTTGGCGCCTCGTCAGCCGCAACCGCCAGCAGCGGTACCGCTATTCAGAATGCCGGCGCGAACTTTACCTTTAATGCGAAGGGTAATGTTTACGACTCTCCGTCCCTGAGCGCTTACAGCAATGGCGTTTTTCAGACACCTCAGCTGTTTGCTTTTGCTAAAGGCGCAGGGATTTTCGGCGAGGCAGGTCCTGAAGCAATCATGCCCCTCACGCGGGCACCTAATGGTGATCTTGCCGTTCGCGCAGTGGGGATGCCGCAGGTCTCTGGCGGTGTGCCTTCAGTTAACTTCGGCGATATCAATATTCAGGGCGGATCTCCACAGGCGTCCAGTCAGGGTACTGCCGGAGCAGCAGGCAGGCAGCTTAAGGATGCCATCACTGGTGTCATTAACGAACAGGCCAGCATGCCGGGCTCGCCTCTGTGGCGATTAATCAAGGGAGTTTAACCATGGCAGTCGAAACCTTCAGCTGGTGCCCAAAGGTTGCCTCTCAGGTTGATACAAGTTTTCGTACCCGAAAGGCGCAGTTTGGTGATGGCTATACACAGGTGGCCGGGGACGGCATCAACCCGGTAACACCTCAGTGGAGCGTGAGCTTTACCGGCGACGAGGCTTACATTCAGGCCATTAAAAACTTTCTCAACAGACATGCAGGGTGGAAGTCATTTATCTGGAAGCCGCCGCTTGAGCCCTCAGGCTTATGGCGCGCGGAATCCTTCCAGATATCTACCCACGGCAACAAGAAATACACCCTCAGCAGCACATTCATACAGGCATACCATCCATGAGCATTTCATCTGATGTCCAGAAACTGGAACCGGGTAAGCGCGTCCGCCTGATCGAGGTGGACGGCTCAGCGTTCGGTGCGGGTATTCTTCGCTTTCACAACGAGACAATCCCGCATACCGAGGCGGAAATCATCGCCGCAGGCGGCGACGAGTCAAAACTTGAGCCGAAGTCGGTGTGGTGGCAGGGGCAGGAGTATGGCGCGTGGCCGTATGAACTGACCGGCATATCTGTAAGCAGTGACGGCCAGAGTTCACGGCCGTCTCTCACCGTGGCAAACATCAGTGGCACGATTGGCGCGCTGTGCCGAAGGTTTCAGGGGATGGCTAAGGCAAAGGTGATCATCCATGACACTTTCGCCCACTACCTGGACGCAAGAAATTTTCCTGACGGGAACCCAACTGCGAATCCCAACGAGGAGCGCAAACAGGTTTATTACATCGACCGTAAATCAGGATCAGACGATGAAACCGTAGAGTTTGAGCTTTCCAGTCCAGCCGATTTGCGCGGGCAACTCATTCCGACCCGGCAAATTCAGCCAATGTGCACGTGGTGCATGCGGGGCTGGTACAAAACGGGGAACGGCTGCACCTACGCCGGGCAAAACGGCTGGTTCGATAAAGACGGCAACCGGGTGGACGATCCTTCACAGGATGTTTGCTCCGGACTGCTGTCAACAGGCTGTAAACCTCGCTTCGGAGAGAATGAACAGCTGGATTATGGCGGGTTTCCTGGGGCTTCACTTCTGAGAGGATAATTATGCGCGACAAAACAGTTAGCGCCATTCTGGCACATGCCGCCGCATCCTTCCCTGAAGAGTGCTGTGGCGTGGTTATCCAGAAGGGGCGGGTGGAGAAGTACATCCCCTGCAAAAATAATGCTGAGTCGCCGACTGAGCAATTCGAACTCAATCCTGAGGATTATGCGGCCGCCGAAGAGCAGGGCACTGTGGTGGCGATCGTCCACAGTCACCCCGGCGACGGTGCAACAACCCAACCGAGCGAGCTCGACATGCTGATGTGTGATGCCACGGAACTGCCGTGGATTATTGCATCGTGGCCGGAGGGCGACATTCGCACCGTCATGCCTCGCGGAGACCGTCCCCTCACAGGGCGCCAGTTTGTACTCGGGTATGCAGACTGCTGGTCTCTCATCATGGACTATTTCCGCATCGAGCACGGCATTGAACTGCCCAACTACAGCGTAGATCGCCACTGGTGGGAGCAGGGCGAAAACCTCTACATGGACAACTGGTATGAGTGTGGATTCAGGGAGTTCGACGGGCCTTCCCAGCCAGGTGACATGGTGATCATGCAGGTACAGTCCGCAGTCCCAAACCACGCGGGTATTTTGCTTGAGGGTAATGTGCTCCTTCACCACATGTATGGCCAGCTAAGTCAGCGCATTCCATACGGTGGCTATTATCGTGACCGTACCATCAAAATTCTGCGCTATAAGGATTTGATGTAATGGAAAGAAAAACCGTCATTAAACTCAGTGGTTCAATGGCTCAGCGATTTGGCAGGACCCACCGCCGCGCGTTAACGTCTGCCAGTGAGGTATTCAGGGCGCTATCTAACACAATTGATGGATTTGATGCCTACCTGCGTGAGACCAGAGCGAAGGGGCTGGACTTTGTCATCTTCCGAAACCAAATAAACATAGGAAAGGAAGAGTTTGATCTTCTTGGACCTGGCGATGAACTTCGCATTATCCCTGTAATACGCGGCAGTAAAAGGGCTGGCCTCTTTCAAATTGTTACTGCCGCCGCAATTGCGGCTTTTACCTGGTGGAACCCAATAGGATGGGCAGCAGGTACACAAATGGCGCTATATGCCGCAGCTGGTTCTATGGCTGTGGGTGGTGTAGTGCAAATGCTTTCCCCTCAGGTTGCTGGTCTGAGGATGCGACAGGACCCAGATAATAAGCCTTCCTATGCGTTTGGCGGACCCGTCAATACTACGGCATCCGGTAACCCCGTTCCTTTGCTTTACGGACAGAGGGAAATAGGCGGTGCGATTATCTCAGCCGGGATTTATGCAGAAGATCAGCAATAAACCAAACTACCCATTTCAAGCCACCTGACGGTGGCTTCTTTTATGGACGCGATATGACGACGACGATCATCAAAGGCCGCGGTAAAGGTGGCAGCAATCAGACCCGAACACCCGTTGAAGCACCGGACAGCATTCAGTCCATTGCAAGGGCAAAGGTGCTGATTGCGCTTGGAGAGGGTGAGTTCGCTGGCGGGCTTGATGGTAAAAACATTTTTCTTGGTGACTCATCTTCGTACACGCCTCTTCAGAACGCCGACGGAAGTTATAACTTCAATAATGTGAAATATGAGTTCCGTTCCGGTACTCAGGACCAGGACTACATTCAGGGCTTCCCCGGCATTGAAAACGAACTTCAGGTTTCATACGAGCTGAAACAGGCTGTGCCGTACGTGCGCGCGGTATCCAACACGCAGCTCTCTGCGCTGCGAATTCGCCTGGGATGGCCAACTCTTTTACTCCAGAAAAACAACGGTGATAAAGTCGGCACCCGCGTCGAGTATGCTATCGATCTGTCGGTCGATGGCGGGCCGTATGAAACGGTGGTTAACGGTGCTGTTGATGACAAAACCACGTCGCTTTATGAGCGCAGTCACCGCGTTAACCTTCCAAAATCCTCGACTGGCTGGCAGTTACGGGTTCGCAGAATCACGCCGGATTCCACGAGCGTGAATATCGTGGACACCATGCGCGTTGTAGCTGTAACTGAAATTATTGACGCCAAACTTCGCTACGTTAACACAGCGCTGCTGTATGTAGAGTTTGACGCAAAGCAGTTCCCTAATGGCATTCCTCAGGTTGTGTGCAATCCGAAGGGGAGAATCATCCGTGTACCTGATACCTACGATCCTGAAACCCGCACTTACTCTGGTACATGGGAAGGTGTGTTTAAATGGGCATGGACGGATAACCCCGCCTGGATTTATTACGACATCATTCTGAACGAGCGTTTCGGGCTGGGGCAAAGAATCGATGCGACTCAGATAGACAAGTGGGAACTTTATCGCATCGCCCAGTATTGCGATCAGCTGGTACCAGACGGCAAGGGCGGCAGCGGGACGGAGCCGCGTTTTCGTTGCAACGTTTATATCCAGGACCGTAATGACGCCTGGACCGTACTTCGTGATCTGGCGGGTATATTTCGCGGCATGACGTACTGGGGTGACAATAAGATGTATGTCCTGGCTGATATGCCCCGCGATGTGTGGCATATCTATAACCACGCCAGCGTAGTTGAGGGTAAATTTACCTTTGCGGACCCGAGTGAAACCACCCGAAACACTGCCGCGCTGGTGAACTGGTCAGACCCTGCCAACCACTACAAAGATACGCCTGAGCCTGTTTACGATAGCGATCTGGCCATGCGCTTCGATTATCGTCAGCTCGAAATGACTGCGATCGGCTGCACCAGGCAGTCAGAGGCAAACCGGCGGGGGCGCTGGGCGCTGCTTACCAACGGTATCGGCGAGGTGGTGACCTTCAGCACAGGCATGGACGTCCCCCCTGTTGGTGAGGTGATCGGCGTGGCTGCTAACGAGCTGGCCGGAAGAACTATCGGCGGCAGGGTGAGTGCGGTTAACGGCCGCAACATAACCCTCGATCGCGCTGCTGATGTGAAAGCCGGTAACAGGCTGTTTTTGAATCTTCCGTCAGGCACAGCTCAGGCCAGAACCGTCCAGGCCGTTAACGGAAACACAGTCACTGTCACCACACCCTACAGCGAAACGCCGGAGGCTGAATGTAACTGGGGTGTGGACTCTGACGATCTGTTTATAGCGCTTTTCCGTGTTACGGGAACGCGGGACAACAACGACGGTACTTTCGAGGTCACCGGGACGACTTACAACCCTGATATCTATTCCGCTGTTGATACCGGCGCAAGACTGGACGAGCGGCCAGTCAGTGTCATTCCGCCAGGGGTTCAGGCTCCCCCAGGAAATATCGTCGTAGACAGTTACTCTACGGTTAACCAGAACATTGCGATTACCACCATGCGCGTTGCCTGGGATGCTGTTCAGGGTGCAGTTGCGTACGAGGCGGAATGGCGGCGTGACAGCGGCAACTGGATTAGTGTGCCCCGAACGTCTTCTCTCGGCTTTGAAGTGCAGGGTATCTACTCGGGTCGCTATCTGGTCCGCGTCAGGGCGGTGAACGCCAGCGACGTTTCATCAGTGTGGGCGACATCACCAGAAGTAAATCTTACGGGTAAAGTGGGCAATCCACCGAAGCCGGTTGGCTTCATCGCTTCTGAAAATGTGGTTTTCGGCATCGAGCTAAACTGGGGATTCCCGGCGAATACCGACGACACGCTGAAGACGGAAATTCAGTACAGCCTGACCGGTTCTGAAGACGATGCGATGCTGCTGGCCGATGTGCCTTACCCGCAGCGCAAATATCAGCAGATGGGCCTTAAGGCTGGGCAGATTTTCTGGTTCCGCGCGCAGCTGGTGGACCGCAGCGGCAACGAATCAGGTTACACAGAATGGGTGCGGGGACAGGCCAGCATCGATGTTTCCGACATTACCGATGCAATCCTGGAGGAGATTAAAGACTCTGACGTATTTAAGGATTTGATTGAAAATGCGGTCGATAGTAGCGCTAAATTCGCGGAACTGTCTGATGCAATTAAGGAGAATGCTGATGGCCTGGCTGCTGCCGTGGGTTCGAACAAGCAGACTGCCGAAGCAATTATCGGCAATGCTCTGGCTATTGCTGATGTTGTTGTGCGGCAGACTGCACAGCAGGGTGCAAACTCTGCGACATTCGAACAGCTCCGGGAGGTGATCGCCACTGAGACGGAGGCGCGAGTTACTGATGTTACCCGTCTTGAGGCAAAAACTGCGCAGAATGAAGCCGGTATTACTGATGTTCGTCAGGCATTAGCGACGGAAACTGAAGCGCGCGCTTCTGCTGTAAGCCAGTTGACGGCTGCCACTCAGGCCGCCTCTGATAAAGCTGATTCAGCTGCTGCTGTAGGTGCTCAGAATACAGCATCAATCACTGATCTTAGCCAGGTAGTCACGGGCCTCGATTCCTCAATGGCATCACGTCTGGAAGAACTGGGTGCACAAACTGATACGGCCAGCGGCGGTATTCAGAACAATGCTATTGCGCTGATCACCAGTACGCTCGCGCAGGTTAATCAGCAAATCACACTCAGCGCGCAGTACGGAGATAACAAGGCCGCTATAGGTCGTATTGATAATGTCATGGCAAACGACAGGGAGGCAACGGCGCAAGCCCTGTTGAATGTCAAAACTGACGTCAACAATAACAGGGCATCCATCAATAACCTGAGCCAGGCGGTTTCGAATTATCAGCAGGCCACGGCTACGCAGATAAATGCCATCACGGCGACCGTAAACGGACATACGTCTGCGATAACCACGAATGCTGAGGCAATTGCGAACGTAAACGGCCAGCTCAGCGCGATGTACAACATCAAGGTCGGGGTAACGAGTAATGGGCAGTATTACGCCGCAGGCATGGGGATCGGGGTGGAGAATACGCCATCAGGGATGCAGTCGCAGGTTATCTTCCTGGCCGACCGCTTCGCCGTAACGCACCAGGCCGGAGCCACGGTGACCCTTCCGTTCGTTATCCAGAATGGGCAGGTGTTCATCAGAGACGCGCTTATAGGTGATGGCACCATCAGCAACGCCAAGATCGGCAACTACATCCAGTCCAATAACTATGTCGCTGGCTCAGTCGGGTGGAGGCTGGATAAGGGCGGTACGTTTGAGAACTACGGTTCGACAGCTGGTGAGGGGGCCATGAAGCAGACAAACCAGACAATCAGCGTGCGGGATTCCAACAATGTGTTGAGGGTGCAGATCGGGAGAATCACGGGAACATGGTAACGGGAGGCCTCTTACGGGGCCTCTTTTTTCAGGAGAAATGAATGGCGGAATATGGTGTTCAGACATGGGACGCATCAGGCAAGGTAAACAACTATGGCGTTAAGCCTGTCAGCGTTTGTGGCTATCTCCAGCTGGCCCAGAACCAGAAAACAGGCTCTTACACCGTAGCGCTTCCACCGGGTTGCAGGCTGA